GTTGTCTACATACAAGACCTTACTGTCTGAGGGTGTAGCGCCTGAGCAAGCTCGTATTGTACTGCCGCAAAGTATGATGACTGAATGGTATTGGTCAGGTAGCTTAGATGCCTTCGCTGATGTGTGTCGTCTACGGTGCAAGGAAGACACACAGGCAGAAACACAAGAGGTAGCATGGGCCATCAGCCTTAAGATGGAAGACCTGTTCCCTGTATCATGGGTGGCATTGAGAGATGAGTGAAGTCAAGATAACTGAAATAACTGAGCATGAAGATGGCAGTGCTACGCTACAGGTAGAGTGTGACCCTGAGACATTTATGGCTATCTTTAACGTAGGCTTTGTGTCGCTGATTAAGACTGGCCTGTACTGGGAGACAGACAATGATAAGACCAATGACTGAGGAAGAACGCAAGGCATCGAAGGAACGTGACGAAAAGAATAAGTGGCGCAAGTGTGTCAGTTGTGGTAATGCAAGTAGAGGTACATGGTGTGACTTTTGTTTGGAGGAAGAGTGATGGAAGATTTTAAGGGTACGGTAATGGCAGAACATACAGCAGACATAGTTAACGAACCGCAGCACTACGCCCGATGGAAAATAGAACCCATCACATACATCATGCAGAATGGCTTTGAGTTCTGGCGTGGGAATATCATCAAGTATGCTAGTCGTGCAGGGTACAAGCCCTACGAGGGAATGAGTGATGTCCAGAGCGAGATCACAGACCTTGAGAAGGTCATACGCTATGCACAGATGCGTATCAATCAACTGGAGGGTAAAGATAAGCTATGACTAAAGAGGACATAAAGAAGATCGTGAGGACGCTAGAGAAGTGTCCAGATGTAAAAGCTGAGGAGGTCGCTTACCTCATCAGGCAACGTCAGATGTACCTAGAACAGGAGCCAGAGCATGAGTTTAACTGGGCATGAAATACTAGAAATGTGTGAGCGTGTGGCAAACAGGTTCAACTCTCCGTCACACCGTGATGACATGGTACAAGAGGGTGTACTTAAGTGTTACGAGATACTGGAGGATAATGAGGAAGTGCATCCAGCGCACCTCTACAGGGAAGCTAAGAGACGTATGCACGATTACATAAACATTGACGTACTACCTGTTGCAGTACCTGCGCACAATATCACCCGTAGGCTTACTCGTGATATAAACGATAAAACCACTGGGGATATGTCTGAGACTGGACATAAGTGGCTAAAAGTTATTTTGTCGTCTACATCCGGTCAGTACAGTGAGGAGTATGGAGCTTCAAGTAGGGAGCATGTATCTAGGTATGAAGCTAGGGAGCTTGCAAGTTATGTTATAAAGACTGCCCGTGAGAAATTAACGGCAGAAGAATTAGATGTACTTGATATGAGATTCTTTGGTGATATGACACAAGATGAGGTATCTAATGTCGTTGGTAAAAGCAAGATGTGGGTATCAAGGCAAGAAACTTCTGCCCTAAAGAAGTTAAGAAAGTTAGTTCTGTAACAATTCGTGATGTTACAAATCTTAAGATATATCCCTATAGGTAAGTGTAGGGTTTACATAAGTTATAACTTTAGTTACTTCTACTATTAGTTATAACAAAAGAAAGGGACGTAAGTATGGAAGTTTTGGATGAGGATTGGTTGCCCGTAGACTTTAGTGGCAATCAACCAAAGGTTAGGTCAGAGGTTAAAGAACCTAAGTACCATGAACTATCAACAGTGTTTGTGTCGTTTGAAGACACTCAAGAGTTCGATTGGCTTATTGGAAGTATTAAGCAGTATGGTCTATTTGAGCCAATACTAATGTGGCAAGGCTGGATTGTAGATGGTCGTCATAGACACATGGCATGTTTGAAAGCTGACGTTAAGCCTACTTACGAATATCTACCAGATGATATGCCGTTCAATGTCGTTCGTGATCGTGTTGTTGCAGCTAATCTTATGCGTAGGCATCTGACCACTGGTCAACGGGCTATGACTGCGGCTGCTTTGGCTAATATTAGGCACGGAGGGGACAGAAAGTCGGATCAAGAGACGAATTCGTCCTTTGATAAGTCCACCAAAGATTCTGCGGATCAGCTTAACGTAGGTACAACAGCAGTAAAGACAGCAAAGGCAATCAAACGTGATGCACCCGACCTAGCGGATGAAGTTAGTAAGGGTAACATGACACTAAATGCAGCAGATAAAGAGAGGAGAAAACGTAAGGGATTACCTGAGAAGACAAATGCACCTAAACCCAAGGCTGTTGACCTAGACGAACTTATGAAAATAGGCGGTAGTAATTGGGATGGTAATGTTGCGGCAGGGGCTTTGGTTTCTACAGCCAGAGACTTACACCTACAAGAGGGTGAAAATGGTATGGCAAGGTCTATCATGCACATACTTGAGAATGGGGATGGTAAACACTCTCAGTCTTACAACGCAGCAGGCCTTATCGCACTGTACAATGCTATAGGTAAACATCTACCTGAGATAAAAAGTTTACTTGTAGTTAAACCTGACACATCGAAAATGAACTGAGGAAATTACTATGCAAAATCAAGAACCAAACATCGACCTCTTTGGCTATGCCGTTACTGCTATCAAAAACATCAATAAAACAGCAATGCGTAAGCTAGATAACCCAACCCCTTTCTTGCGTGAAGAAAATGTAATGGCTTGCGCAGAGCTTTTAGACACTGGTGAAACAAGGATTGATGGCAATATTAACTCACGGTCACGGGTAGAGAAGTCTGAAAAGAAAGAGCCTTTCGGTTCATGGGAGTATCACTACAGCCCAGATGATTGCCAGAGAACGGTTGATTGGATGTTGGTCAACGACCCGAGCTACTTTATGAATCACATTGCAGGTTGTCGAAACCGTGGTCGTGGTCAAGTTTACCGCATGGATAACTTGCAAGACTACGCCAACGAGAAGATCATAGAGCTTCTTACCAAAAAGAAAAACGAAGAGTAATATTAAAGGAGAATAACCAATGGAAAAAGACCTAGAGAAATACTGCATGAAGATGATGGACATATATGGCGGAACTTATACCATCGACTATGACCTAAAGGTAGTAGCTATCTATAAGGGAGACATTCAAGATTTAGATGTGCTATCCTTTGATGAAGCCCTAGAAGAACTACGAGAAGCAGCGTAAACCCAAGGAGAGAGCCACATGGCTGAACATGCACACCAACCCTGTCCATATGAAACGTGTGGCTCCTCCGATGCCTTCAGTTATAACACTGAGGGTTTCGGCAAGTGCCACGCTTGCAATCAAGGCTACCCGTCCAGTGGAAAAACATTTGGGTGGGCTAAAGAAAAGTACCCAACAAAAGGAGGGGATAATTTGTCGTTTACACCAAAAGCTGTTGTGTCGTTTACACCAGAAGATACGTCCGATGGAAAATACGCTAACATGCGTGGCATCAACAGCAAGACGATGGAGGACTTCGGTGTCCTAACCTACGAAGATCGTCAAGAGTATGTGTACCCCAGCGGGGGAATTAAGGTCCGTAAGCTAGACGAGAAGGGCTTCTACGCTAAGGCTGGCTTCAAGGGTGATGAACTCTTCGGCATGAACTTCTTTACCGCAGGTAGTTCCAAGATGGTAACTATCACTGAGGGTGAACTAGACGCTCTCTCAGTGGCACAAATACTCAAGAGCGGGTACACCAACCCAGTTGTGTCTTTACCCTCTGCTACGCCTTCTAAGAAGCTCTGGGAGAACTGTGCTGACTGGCTCAATAGTTTTGAGAAGATCATGCTGTCGGTTGACAATGATGACGCTGGTAATGCTTTAGCTGATCGTGTAGCAAAGCTGTTTCCCAACAAGGTCTATCGTGTTGACCATCGACCATACAAAGATGCCAATGAGTTCTTACAGGCGGGTAAGGCGGCTGACTTCAAGAGTGCATGGTGGAACGCCCGTAAGTTCACACCTGAGAATGTGATGAACAGCACACAGGATTTCTTGTCGTTGTATAAGGATACCCCTGAACATCAGTATATACCAACGGGTATACAGGCACTAGACGACAAGATACTTGGCCTCATGCAAGGTCACTTCACGGTAATCAAGGCTCCTACGGGTATCGGCAAGACTGAGATCATGCGCTTCCTTGAGTACAATATGCTGCAACGTAAGATTCCTATTGCTGCATGGCACTTGGAGGAAACCAAGCTACGATCCTTGTTAGGTCTTGTGTCATACGAATGTAATGACAATCTGACACGTAGGGATTTGATCGAAGATAAGGGCGCAGAGGATCAGGTGATTAAAGCCATTGGTGATTTAACGAGGGATGAGAACTTCTATCAGTTCTACCTTAGTGATGGTCAAGGTGCTGATGACCTGATCGACCAGATACGTTACTTCGCTGTAGCCTGTGGTGTTAAGTTTGTATTCTTTGAGCCTATCCAAGATGTACTTGTGGGTTCATCTGATGAGAGCAAAGAGCAAATGCTGGCTGATCTATCGGTACGACTATCTAAACTATCTGCTGAGTTAAACGTGGGTATCGTAACTATCGCTCACACTAACGATGATGGTCAGATGAAATACTGTCGTATGATCGGACAACGTGCGTCAGTTATCATTGACTTGAAACGTGACAAAGAAGCTGACGATATACAGGAGCGTAACACAACGTACCTGTCTATCGAAAAGAACCGACCCTGTTCAGAAGAAGGTAACGCAGGGATGATGCGGTTTAACACTGAGACCTTCACACTTAATGAGGTAATCTAAAATATGACAACAGTATTCGACATTGAAACAGACGGTCTATTAGATGAGTTGACCAAAATTCATGTCATGTCTTGGTCTAATGACATGGGTGAAGTTAAGCATACCCATGACTATGATGAGATGCGCTATGTATTACTCAACACAGAAACTCTGGTAGGCCACAACATCATACGCTTTGATATACCAGCTATAGAAAAGGTTCTAGGCATTGAGGTAAAGGCTCGGTTGATCGACACTCTAGCGTTATCTTGGTATCTACACCATGATCGTATGAAGCATGGGCTTGAGGGCTACGGAGAGGACTATGGAGTGCCTAAACCAGTTATTAAGGACTGGAACAGCCTGACACCACAAGAGTACGCTCACAGGTGCGATGAGGACGTTAAGATCAACAATCGTTTGTGGCGTGACTTAAGTATGAAGCTGGACAAACTGTACAAAAATGCAGAGGCAGATAAGGATCGACTGATCGACTACCTCACATTCAAGCTAGACTGCGCAAAAGAACAAGAGACCCTACGGTGGAAATTAGACGTAGACAAAGCTCAAGCAGCCTACGATGAGATCATGTCACTAAAGGTAGAAAAGGTAGAGCAACTGGCTGACGCTATGCCAAAGCGTACCCTCACTCGTGTAGCATCACGACCAAAGGTTATGCACAAGAAAGACGGTAGCCTATCCTCTCACGGTGAGAAGTGGGTAGACCTATGTAAGGAGTACAAGCAACCTGAGACAACCATGCAGTTTGTCGTTAAGACAGGCGAAGAGCGTGGTAACCCCAACAGTAACGACCAAGTAAAAGACTGGCTATATTCACTAGGGTGGAAGCCACGAACATATAAATTCCTAAGAGATAAGGTGACGGGCGATGAACGACAGATTGAACAAGTTAGAAAGAATGGGGAGCTATGCAGAAGTGTCAAAGAGCTTGCAGAGGTTGACAAAGCTGTTGATCTTCTCGATGGCCTTACTGTTCTTACTCACCGTGCTGGTATTCTTAAGAGCTTCTTAGATTGCCACAAGGGTGGGTGGCTAGAGGCTAGTGTAGCTGGTCTAACGAACACCTTTCGGTTTAAGCACTACCGACCTCTGGTCAATCTACCGGGTGTAGATAAGCCATACGGTGATGTTATCCGTGGGTGTCTGACATGCCCTGATGGTTATGTGTTAGCTGGTGCTGACATGACATCACTAGAGGACACAACCAAACGACACTACATGAAGCCACTAGACCCTGACTACGTTGAGGCTATGAGCCGTGAAGGTTTTGACCCACACTTAGACTTGGCTCTACACGCTGGTGTTATCACCCAAGATGACATCGACAAGCACAATTCTGGAGAGCGTTCACTCAAAGCCCTCCGTAAGAATTACAAGGTAGTTAACTACAGTGCTACATACGGTGTAGGAGCGCCTAAGCTGGCCCGTGAGACAGGTATGACCAAAGGTGAGGCCAAGGTTCTACTGGAGGCGTTCTGGTCTCGTAACTGGGCTATTGAG